AGAACTGCAGTAGCAACAAATACATTGAGAGTAGGAGGAAGCAAAGAGTTAATTGTTGCAGTTGACGGCACTGATAGGGCTTCGTTCACAACCACAGGCGCGGCAATCACAGGGACTTTGTCGTCTAGCAATACATTTTCCACGTTCAATAATAGCACCCAAGAATTATGGCGTTCTGTTTGGGATGGCGGCAATACTGGCGGTATTTCATCACCTTCAGGCAGAGGATTGTATTTAACGACCTCTGGAACGGCAAGCACGCAAGGTATTTTAATTGATGGCAGCGGCAACGTCGGCATTGGGACGGCGAGTCCTGCATCTAGATTACACGTCACAGACTCTGGTGCAGGAGCGAGCGGATATGCTATAAAAAGCAATGGAGGTATATTAAATGGGAGAACATCAGTTAATGTTACCACCGCTGCCACTACTCTTTTTACAATGTCAGCAGGGGCTGATGGAGGGCTTTTTCTAGTTATTGGAGATGATGGGTCTAACGGTTTTTCCGACATAGTAATATTCTCTTTAAATGCTGTAAGCGTTGTATCTAGCAATACATCATACGGTTCTCCTCAGGCGCGTACTTACAGTGGTTCAAGTACAGCATTTAGACTCGCGCTTGCAAGCGGCAATCTGAATGTCCGTACTGCAATGCTTATAGCTACAGCTTAAAATGCACGCCTCGCCGCACTAGAATCCAAATGAGCTACGACCCTCTCAGCATTGATGCACAACTCTCCGCTATCCTGACGCGCATGGACGCGCAGGACAAGGTGTTGGAGCAAGTGTTGGCGCAATGCATCAAGACAAACGGTCGCGTGTCGATGCTGGAGAGTTTTAAGAACGAGCTTCGGGGAAAGGTGGCGGTTTTGGCGGCTGTAATCTCGGCAATCACCGCATGGATTATCAAACGTAACGTCTAACAATAAAATACAACATGAACAACATGACACTAGATCAGGCACTCAATAACCTCTATAACGCAGCACGCATGGCTCCGCTCAACGCAGAGCAGCATGACTTGATCCGCAAGTGCGCGGAGCAGATCGCGGAGGCACTCAAACCGAAGGAAGAACCGAAGGGCGACTAGCTATGAGTGGCACGAAGGACACGAACTGGAAAAGCTACTGCGGCCCAGAATATGATGGGCGCATTATCGGGCCAGACAACTGGCAAGCTCCGGCTGTTCCTTCGGACTACGACGATCTGTTCAAATGCTCAGACGTGAATGTGCTGAACGTAGTCGATCTGGATATCCCAGACGGCTCGCAGGAGGACGCGATTGATTGCGTGCGCGGATCGCTTTATACTTTCTCAAATTGCAAGGTTCGCGGGAGCGTCACGGTGAAGGGCAGTATTAACGGCTGGACGCTGCAAGACTCGCTGGCTGACGGCTTATTAGAGTTTGGGCAGTATGACAATTACTGGTATGCGGGACGGCCACCGACCAAAGAAATCAAGATCGTGAACTGCACGTCATCGAGTGGCGGCAAGATTACGATACGGCTTTGGGATGCCAGCTATCCGTTTGTGGCTAACACTCGGCATCGCGTTCAGCGCGTGCCTAAGTTTATTTGGTTTCCGTATTTCTGCTTCCGTAAACTTCAACAAGCAATCTTTGGCATTTAACTACCATGCTTGACCTATTCACAAACGCACTCGGCGGTGGCGCACTCGGCGTCTTGCTCCGCATCGGCAACGGCTTCTTCGAGAACTACAAAGCTGGGCAGGATCATAAGCGCGAGTTAGAGAAGGCAACGGTCATGGCTGGTATCGCCAGCGATAAAGCTAAGTGGGATGCGTTCACGGCAAGTCAACAGGCGGCGACTCCTCCGGCTAACGTCTCACCGTGGGCGGCTAATGTTATCACGCTCTTTCGACCCGCTATCACGTTGCTACTGCTGATACTCGTTACGCTTGTTTTCTTCCGCGTCACCGCACTTGAGCAAGCCGAGATGATCGACGAGATTCAGTTCTGCGCTTTCAACTGCATCGGCTGGTGGTTTGGAGATCGGATGAGCCGTAAGAAATAACTTTATGAATCCACGTAATCTACCATGCAATAGTCCCAGAGGGGATGTCCAAGGAGGTAAGAAGTCTGTGGTGCGTGCATGTGCCAACGGACAATCAAAAGTCATCCGCTTTGGAGATGCTAATATGAGCATCAAGAAAGACACCCCCGCTAGAAAGAAATCCTACTGCGCCAGATCGGGTGGGATCAAAGGAGCTCAGAATAAATTAACCGCCAACTATTGGTCTCGCCGAGCTTGGGACTGTCCCTTTAGTACTCTAGATAAATGAATCGTTATCGCAACTACGCAGCTACGGATGACCAACCAGAAATTGGTGGGGATACGTTTTTGCTAGGCGTTAACTCATACGATGCAGCAATTAACCTTCAAGCGGGTCAAGTTCAAGCTGCCACCAATATAGACTTTACCAACAGCACGGCAGCTACTCGGGGAGGTTTTGTAGCCCTTCCGGGATCTCAGGATACCGTGCTCAGTGGATCTTGGACGCCAGAGATAGCTGGGGCTGACAGCGAGTGGAATGCCGTGACCTACGGAAATGGAGTTTATGTAGCCGTAGCAGACGTTGCTGCCACGGGATTGCAGCATGTAATGACATCCACTGACGCTATTTCGTGGACCGCTCGCAATGCCTCTGTGGCCAGCACTTGGAACGCGGTGGCCTACGGTGACGGGGTCTATGCAGCCGTATCAAATGCTGGGCTAGTTATGTCTTCCACAGACGCAATTAACTGGACCACTCGCACAGCTTCCTCGGCATCCCCTTGGACTTCCATGACGTATGGTGCAGGGATCTTTCTTGCGGTAGCTACCGCTGGGGCATCTAGCGTAATTACCCCTCTGGTAGATGAGTCAGGAGTTTATCTGGTAGACGAGGCAGGGCAGAAGATTGTGGCCGTGGAGGCAGTTACCCCCGGAGTGGGTCAACAGATCATGAGTTCTACGGATGGCATAGACTGGGAGCCCGAGACCGCCGCTAGCTCAGACTTATGGTCCTCGGTAGTGTATGGTAATGAGTTTGTGGCGGTAGCTACCTCGGGGGGTAGCGGTAGGGTGATGACCTCCACAAACGGAACTACGTGGGTATCTCGCAATGCTTCTGCTAGCTTAGCTTGGAGAAGTGTTACCTACGGGAATTCCCTCTATGTAGCCGTAGCTTCCTCGGGTAGCGGTAACCGAGTGATGACATCAACTACCGGACAGACGTGGACCTCCCGCACCAGTGCATCAAACAATGACTGGTACGGAGTGAGCTACGGTAACGGAAAGTATACCGCTGTTTCCATTACTGGTACCTCTAATCGCATAATGAGCTCAGAGGATGGCATTACTTGGGCTAGCGAGGTAAACCCCTACGACTACGAATGGACGGCAGTTGGATTTGGTAATTCAATAACTTTTGCGGTGGCCCAGACGGGGGTTAACTACCGAGTAATGATAACCTCGGCGGTAAAAATATTGGCCTCGGGAGTTTATTCAGATCCTAACTCGGCAGGTTCTCAGTGGATCGTGGTAGCCGGAGCTAATTCAGTGGCCTTCCATGCCTACGGTCAATCAAAGCGGATAGTATTCTACCCTGCGGGGGTGGTATTATCAAAGCAGGGTTCGTTAATTCAGGCTAATAACTATCTCTTTTTGTTTATGGGTATTGGTCAGACCCCCCTTAGGTGGGACGGAATTTGGTCGGAAGATTTTGAGGTGGTCCCAGACTCTACCGGACTTCCCGGTTTCAGTAGCATACCAGAGAGTAGCCAAGCAACCTACTACCAGAATAGATTGTGGGTGGTTAACGGTAAGGATGAGATAGCTGCCTCAGACGTACTGGTGTTTACGGAGTACGATAATATCGCTAACAGTTTTAACCTGAACACCGGAAGTGGGGACTACGTAGTAGCCTCATATCCTTTCGGGACTAACAGCTTAGTGGTATTCAAACATAGCAGCAGCTTACTGTTGGCGAACGTGGAGGGTAGTTTGACTGATGTGACCTCAACCGAGATAATCCGCAATCTGGGATTAATTGGTATCAACGCCGTCACTAGTGTAGGCCCAGACCTAGTCTACATGAGTGATAGGAATGTCACCTCGATCAGACTAAATCTACAGAACGAACTCCAAGCATCTACCGAACCCTTATCTCGTAATATCTCAGGTATCTTGAAAAGAATAAATTGGGAATTCGGATACAAGATAGCTTTAGCGTACTGGGATAATAAACTGTACGTATCCCTGCCGTTAGATAACTCCCATGTGTGCAACAGCATTGTTGTTTATAATTTTATTACCAAACAGTGGTACGGGGAATGGAGTTTTGATGATTCCATTAACCTAGCTATCCAAGGTTTTGTTTTAGCCAGCTATCAGGGGTCTGTTCAACTACACTGCGTATCCGAAGACGGTCGAGTATTCGTAACCGGACAAGGGCAAAACGATATCAGCGGAGCTACGGTAGCTGAGATTGCTACTTCGATTACAACGAGAGCCTACCAGCTAAGGGATAACTCTTTCGTGCCCCGTAGAATGTACATGGACCTTTCCACTAATCGGCCAAACTTCTCGGTAACCGCATACTCTAGCAGTGCTTCGGATGATTCATCTATCCTAACTAACCAAACTTATTCCAGAGCAACAAGTTGGTTATTTGCTGATTCTAGTTATTCTATGAATAACTCTAACGATGATTACAATCGTTCGTTCCGTCAGGACTATTCCACTGGACCGGATAGCATACAAAGCGGAACTGGCTTCCTACCAGAGATGACCCAGAACTATCGGTACCCCCTGATAACCCGTAAAAAGGGACTATCGGCGTGGTTTAAAGTCGTAAATTCTACGGGATTCATAGAGTTATCTGGGGTGGGCGTGGAGGCCCGTTCAGGAGATCGAGGTTCGCAAGTCCAAGTCGGCTAAAAATTTAACACTTACTCACCATGTCTACCGTAACCCCCGGATATACTTTTACTGGAACCACAGATCCAATCACTTACGCAAAATTAAATTTGCTATCAACACCCACGGTTACACTGAGCGTAGCTGAGGTAACTACCGCTAGCCTAGATTCCAATATATCCATATCCGGATTAACCATAACGGCCAATACCCCGTTCATTGGCTCGGCATCTACCGAGACATACTCGGCAGCTATAGCGGTAACGATCAGCACCTCCAAGGGTAATACCCGTCTGATCACCTGTACAAACACCTCGGCATTTAGTTTAACCCCCTCGGGGGCTGGGACCGCAGGTCAGCATCTGTACTTTATTTTCCTGACTAACGCCACAGGTGGTAACGTGGTTACCTACGCATCACCGTTCAAGAGCCTTGGCACTCAGACCCTGACTGGGGCATCCAGCCGTTTCACTTCTCACTTTATCTCCGACGGAACTTTTTGGTGCGAGGTATCTCGTACCGCAGCTCTCAGTTAACCAACCGAGGAACTTTTCCCCATGACATACGACCAGTTACTTTCCCAATACCTACAATCCGGAAAAAGGGTAGACACCCCCGCAGAGCAGCAAGCCTTCAACACTTGGACTCAAGGTATTGCCCGCTCCACTGGAGCATCTAACTGGGAGGGAATTCCGAACGACGCCTTCACAAACCCAAGCTATACGGCAACGGCAACATCCTCAGACCCGTATGCAAATTACGTTAATAGTAATCCGGATCTGATTAGTTACTATAACAGCGCGATCAAATCCACGGGGATGTCGCTGGCAGATTTTGGTCGGTCCCACTGGACTAGCAATGGACAGTACGAAAACGGGAGACCGGGATCTCCCGTTGCAGCTACCACGGTCTCGGGAACTCCGGTAGCTACAAACCCTGCCCCCGCTCCTACACCCGCTTCGGTGGCAACTGCTGCTCGCAGTACTCCAACCCAGCTAGAGCAGACTTGGATAAATCAGAATAGGGATGTAGCTCAGAGTACTTTTGGTACTCTCACCCCCGCTGCTGGCCAAGTTTCCAACTTTGTAAGACAGTGGAACGCTGCTAATGGAAATGCTCCTGACGCAATAGACTCTGCCATTATCAATGAGGCTACCAATGTAGCAGCCTACGGGGCCAACAACGTCAATCCGTTTACTGGTGGATTATATACTGATGCCGATCTATCTGCTCAATACGCCAGAGCTAACGGGGGGGTCAGACCTACGGCAGATATGCTTGCAACCTATAAGAGGGAGATCGGAGTCACCCAGACCGGAACCTCAACTGGGGTAACTCCTGCGGGGGTACCAACAACTGGTGTATCCACTGCTGCCCCCGCTTTTGCTGGGGGTGGTGGCACTACCGGACTGCAAACCAATACCTCCAATAGCGGAATCTTTACTGGACTGGGACAGTATGCCGACGGCGGACCAGCCGCTGATGGGGGGCCAGCTCCCGCCGGACTCCCCACTGTGGGAGCAGGTACCGACACGGATGCCAGCGGTAGAAACATAAACGCCGAGACCCTAGCTACCCTACAGGCTCAGATTAATTTAGCTGGTCCACAGTACGATGCCTACCGAGCCCTTGCCCCTAAGTACGCTGCAACTGATCTATCTATTCTAGGGCAATCCCTATTTGGGCCCGGTTATCGGGGTAATAGTTATACCGATATAAACAGAGACTTAACCGCCGAAGCTGCGAACCAAACCAGATTCGGTAACACGGCTCTGCGAGCTGGGGATATTGCGGACGTTGGTGCCCTAGGCGGTCAGGTATCTGCCATTCAGCGTGCAGCTAACCCAGAGCTATACGCATCACGCAATCAAGTTGCTAACCTAACTAATCAGGGGGTTCCCCAGACCCAAGAGTTTAGGAACATGCAGAACATGGCCTATCAGGGATTTCAACAGGGTAACCCTAACAACATTCGAGAAGTCGGGCAGAACTTCTACTCCCCCATGGTTAGTAGCCCCACTCAGTTTGAGCGGGTAGGTTCTGGACAGATCCAATCACCTATGGGTGCTCAGGATGTAAACCCATTTATGGTATCCCCAGACACCGGATACAATCAGGTTCAAGCTAACACCGCCTTTGATCGCGCCCAAGTAGATCAGAACGATGTAGGTCTGGCTTCTGCCACTCAACGTCTAGCCGAGTCCGGTGGTCCGTCAGAGTTACAGCGCACCTTAGAGCAGCAGGCCATGCAAGGTCTGGCTATGGGTCGCAGTCTTTCTCCTGAGGATATACGCAATTCCCAGCAGTCCGCTCGGGAGGCATTCGCTGCTCGCGGTCTGATCAACACCAACGCCGCTGTAGCCGCCGAGGTTCTTAACCGTGAAGCCCTCGGCAGACAGCGCGAGCAAGAACGTCAGGCTTATGCAGGTCAAGTTGAGCAGGCTGGGTATGCCCAAAGACAACAGGGCTTCCAGAACGCTATCGGGTTATCTGATGCGTACCGTGGGTACGGTTCTCTTGGTCTTCAGGCCGCTATCCAGAATGCTAATAATCAGATGCAGGGAAACCAGTTTGGTCTTAACGCATCCCTCGCCAATCAGTCTGCACGACAGCAAGCCAATCAGCTAGGTTTTCAGGGCATGACCGCCAATCAGGGTGCGTACATGGACGCCGCCAGACTTAATCAGGCTAGAGACCTATCGCAAAACCAACAGTACCTGACAACCGGACAATACAATCAGGACAGTGCCCTGAGAGCAGCCTTAGCTAATCAGTCTACAGGTGTTCAGATGTCCCAGTTGGGTCAACAGGCTGGGCTAGCTAATCAGCAGTCGGTGCTGGACACGAACAGACTGAACGCTGGTCAGCAGGGAGTCAATCAGCAGGCAGACCTCAACCGCAGTCAGCAGAACTTGCAGTACCTCAATAGGGCTGACGCTAACCGGATGAATATGTTCAATCAGCTTGGAACGCTGAACCAGAATGAGACTGCTCGTAGAGCTCAGGAATTAGCTCAGTACCAGCAACAGTTCCAGAATCAGATCAGCACGCAGATCGATCCTTTCCAAGGGGTACTTGGCCGATCATCCACGAACGCCGGTAATAATCAGAATCTATTCGGCCAGTCGGCAGGTACCACCGCATCCGCTGGGGCTACTCGCACGCAGTTCGATCCCTTCTCCGCTTACGGGGCTGATCTGGCTAACACCAACTACAACGCTCAGGAGGCAAGTAAGATTGCTGCGGCCAATAATGCTGCTGCTCTACAGTCTGCTAACATTCAGGCCTCGGCAACTAAGTCTGCTGGTATATCGGGTTTGTTGGGATCTCTTGGTGGGGCAGCACTTGGTAGCGCGACTCTTATGTAAACTAAGATGAACCTAGAATCTAAAATCGATGAGGCGCAGAACTTGGTGTATAAGGTATTAGCGCATGCTAAGACCCCCTCCATCATGAGTTCCTTCGGTAAAGATTCCATGGTCATGCTCCATCTTATCCGCAGTCTTAAGCGTGATCTTCCGGTAGTTTTTTACCGAGAGCCTTTCATGCCCAAGAAATACCGATTTGCTAATGCGGTAATCGATGAGTGGGATTTGACGGTATACGACTACTCCCCCCTAGAGACGTACATGACGGAGAAGGACGGGTGTGTGGAGATTGTTAACGCCTATACCACAGGGAAAAGATCGGTCTTCCTGCCAACGGGGATTTGTAAACCAGAAGAAGGGGAAGTTTCGCTATGCGCCCTGCACGACATCTACCTCAAGGCAACTGGTACTTACACCTTCCCTTGGGATGTTATTTTTGTGGGGCACAAGAGCACCGACGTAGACCCCATTCAAGGGGCTGTACCGCTCAGTGCTGACTATGCCAACTACGTTGACTGTGCCAGCATAGCCTATCCGCTGAGACACTTCACCGATCAGGATATCTGGGACTACACCGAAGAATTTAACCTACCTATCCACTACTCCCGCTACGAGAAGATCGAGGGGAATTGGACAGAGCGCAAAGACAAGCGTCTTAACCCAGACTATTTCCCAGCCTGTACGGCTTGCATGGTTCCCGAATCGGGTTCCGTGCCATGCCCTCGTTTAGGGGGATCGATTGTAAGCAACATCTCGGATAAACTTCGTTGGTTGCCCAAGCAAAATTTCTCGCACATGACCTCTAATTAATCTCTACTAAAAATCTACCATGGCCTATAACCCCGGAATCACTAACAGAAGCGGAGAAATCCTCGCCCAAGGTATCGCGTCCGCTGCCCAGACCCGTATGCAGGGTTACCAGAACGCCACCAACAGTTTGCTGAAAGGGTTCTCTGATCTGACAAAGAAACAACAGGAGGAAGAACTCCAAATTCGTGACGCTAACGCACGCCTAGACTCCGATCCAGAACTAGAAAGGAAAATAAGAACTTCAGGTAACGCCAAACTAATAGCCCAGTTAGATAAATTTAAGACCCCAGTAACTGGGGCAATGAATAAGTTTTTTGGTAGCGGAAAAGGTTCCGATGCTAAAGACATTATCGAGTACTCCAAGGGTGTTGACACCGCTCAAGCCAAAGCAGATGCAAGAACCCTGATGGGGTATCGAACGGCAGACGAGACTAGGAAACAAACTGCGGCAGACCGCGATGCTTCTGAATATAGAAATCTCCAAGACTTCAGAACTAATGCAGCGAATCAGTATGCTTCGGGAGCCGAAAACTTGTCTAAGTATAATACCTTTACGACAGACCAAGAAAATAAACAGAAGAACGAACAGGTGGCTTTGGGAAATCGGTTTATAAGCGGAGCCAGAAACGACTTAAGCAACACCCCTATTTCTATGGTGTCTGGTATTGGCGGTAAAGCGTATGCACCCCCACCAGTAAAACAGTTTGATACCATTCCTGCCTATTCGCAACTCGGCAACATGGGTATGCCTCCTCCTCCTGCTCCCCCCCAGATGAGTATGCCTCCTTCGCAAATAGCTATGCCCCGATCTGTTCCCCAATTAAATCAACCGCAATCCCCCTTAGGATATCAAACACCCGAAGAAATAAACCAAATGGTTTATGATTATACTCCGGGCAGCAACTCAGCTCAACAACGGATCAGAGCTTATGGGAATATGTTAACCCCACAACTGATGCAGGGTGAAAATACTATTCAAGCAAGTATGGACAAAGCATCCAGAGCGCAGGCTATGGCTGAAGCTAGATTAAAAAATGCCGAGATACGGCGTATGGAAGCGGCTGTTCGGAACCAACAGACTGCTGCCAACGCTGCCGAACAATTGAATCTTTCAAGGCGTGCAGACGAGCGTGCTGGAAGAACGGAAGAACGTGCGATTACTGCTGCGGGTAATGAGCCTATTGGGACAGTAATAAAAGTTGCAGAAGGTAACAAAGTAAAAGAAAGACAAGCGGCTATGGATGCCGAAGTAAAAGCTAGTCCCGAGGCTTTGGAAGTACTTAGACAACTAAACGCAAGAAATTTTGTGGTAAGTAAAAAAGATAGGCCTAGTTTCGAAAAATATGTAAATAATTTAAATCTATCCAAAGAGGCAAAGACTGCAATTATTGGTCGGCTAAGAGAATAAGTTATTCCCCCATGGCTTTCGCTGGTCTATCTTACAACTTTGGTAAAAAACCTGAAGAGGAGAAGGAGAGTCCATACTCATTTTTGAACGAGCCTAAACCCCCGTCCGAAAAAAACCAGAGTCCCTATTCTTTCCTAAATGAACCCCAACCGCCTCCCCCCGAGGAGGGTTTGAGTCCTTACACATTTCTTAATAAGCCTCCCGTAGTTCAGAACGTATCTGCTACCGAAGCTCGTAAGATTGGTAGCTCCATGATGGGCGGGATGGGAGGTCTTGCTCTGAATCCCTCGGCTCCAGAAACTCCTGCTACTCCGGAAGAGCTTGCAGCTATCGCTCAGAGTGAAGCTGACCGAAAGGAACGGGGAGACTTGAAATATGGGGTAAGGAATCTGTCTGGTTTATTTGCTCAGGGGGCTTTAGGTACGGGGATAGGAAGTACGGTCCAAGGTACTCTCTTACTCGCTGATAACTTCTTACAGGAAACAAGGAGAGCTAGTGCTGCTCCAGAACTCCAAACTTTAAATTGGAAACTGGCTAGCCTAGAGGGAAAACGTAGCGGAATCTACAACCGAGATAAGTTCTCGCCCGAGTTGGCCGCTGTGGACGCTGAGATCGCCGCGCACAAGATCGATACGGAAAACTATCTACTCAGCCGTAAAGCTGAACTAGATAAAGTTAACGAGACCTCCTACCTAAAACCCGCTATAGCTAAGGTGGGAGAATTTCGGCAAGCGGTTACAGACGTTTATCCCGTGGACCCAGATGTCGCGGCAAGTATTCCCGGACAAACGGTAGGGGCTATAGGCCAAGTTATTTCCCAAATCCCGTTAGCTGTGACTGGGGTTGGTTTTCCTGCGGTAGTATCCCAGATATTTGACCAAACGTACCAAGAAGCCCTAAAGGCGTACTTAGATGCCGGAAAACCAGAAGTGGACGCAAGAGAGCTAGCTCTGGCTGCGGGTTTTGCAAGTACCCCAGCGGCGGCATTGGAGCAGCTCGGTAACATAACTAAGCTAAGACCTCTTCTGGCCGCTTTCCGTAAAACCCCCACGCAGCGAGGAGCCAGAGCAATATTAGAGGCCATGGTTGTCGAAGGGGTTACCGAGCCCGCTCAACAGGTAGTGCAGAACGTGGTAGCTAAACGGTACGATCCTAATAGGGATATCTTAGAAGGAACGGGCACTGCCGCTATAGTGGGCACCCTAACTGGTGGCGTGACTTCCGCAGCGGGTATCGGAGCTGGCCGTGTGCTAGGTTCCGAGGATCCTAAGAATCTAGCCCAGCAAGATCCTCGTACTTTATTCCCTGATCAAACGCGAAAGGTGGTAGATATGTACCGAAAGGACTACGCAGCTCTTACTCCCAGTCAGAGGGTAGCCCTAGACAATTACGATCTTAACCTTCATACCGAGCTGCGAGACGCGATTGCGAACGGTACCCCCGTGGATATTGCAGATCTTTCCGATTATAATAAGGATGCGACAACCCCGATAGTGCTTCCCAAAGACTGGGTGCAGGACGGAGATAACTACGTGCCTAAGGGATACGTTGCCCCCGCTGTCGTAAAGACTCCTGCCGTAGTTACCCCTGCCGTGGTTACTCCTGCTGCGGTAGAGGCTCCACTGGCCCCGAAGACAAATGCGGAACTAGACTTAGACGTAGAATACTTTGACTCCCAACTTGCCAGTCGGGAGATGACCAAGGCCGAGCACAAGAAAGAGATGGCCAAGATCAAGAAGCAGCGTTCGTTGGCTCCGGTAGTAGAGGAGGCTCCAGTGGTAGAAGAAACTCCTGTTGCTCCGGTGGTAGAGGAAGCCCCTGCAATGGTAGAAACTCCCGTTGCTCCTGCTCCTGCGGCAATAGATACGTCAGTTGCTCCTGCCCCTGTGGTGGCAGAAACCCCCATGATTCCTGCCCCTGCGGCAGTTGCCCCTGCTCCTGCGGTAGTTGCCCCTACAGCAATAGCAACTCCAGCCCCCCTTGCTCCGGTGGCTCCCGTAACCCGTACAGCCCGTGCAACGACAGTAGACCCTGAAACATACGAATACGACTTACTTCTTGATATTGAGAAAACAAGAAGAGATACGCGAGACGACCAAGATAAAAGCCCTCGGGATAAAAAACTGCGTTTCAATAGGCTTCGTAAGTATGCTGCTGAGTGGCTTGATAGCCGTGACGAGGAGCGTTATACGAAGGATGAAACAGGGCTTGAGCGTGCAGTCGAAACGTCGCTTAATGAAAGAGCAGAAGGCTATGTATATAAAGGGGCCAAGAGAGTTGGGATTGAACCGGAACAATTTTATAGTGACTATTTAACGTGGAAAAGTGACCAAACATTTGGTGTCCCCGCCCCTGCGGCTCCAACTCCGATTTCTCCAGCGACTGTTGGTAAGAAACCTCGTCGAGTAACTAAGACGGCGGAGGATTTTATTCTTCCAAAGTATTTAAGATCTGCCAAGACCTACTACAAGCAGTCGCCCCTAGACTTTACCAGCGATCTCGACTTGGCACTTTATATTGTGTCGAGCAAAACCCCCAGCAAACAACGGCCCGCCTATCTGGAATGGGTGATGAAGTCTACGGGGTTAACGGAAGCTCAAGCCCTATCCGAGGGAACCAAGATCCGTACCGAGATAGCCGAACGGCACAACGATTCTCCTAGTGCGCCTATCCTGCTTCCCGTTATTAGCACCCGCAAGAATCGGGTCCGTCAATCGCTGACCGAAGATCCTACCCATCTTACCCTATCCGAAGATCTACCCATGGACCAGTGGTGGGCGCGGTTCAATGTCCAGCACGCTCGCAACATGGGGTTTAAACCAAGCCCAGAAGATCTTAAGATTGTTATCGATAATGCTCCGGTAGTTGATTCACGGAAACAAGAGCTTTCGGAAATTCAACGGGCTGTTCAAACCCGAGCAGAAGCAGAGTTAGAAGTTTGGAAAAAGAATAATCCGCAGGCTCCCAAGATAATCGTAGTGTCCCGTCCCGAATGGACCCAGAACGGGCGAGGGGTTCGCGGACAGTATTCCACTGAGGGTGGAATTGTTATCAATGCTCCGTATGCACTAACCCGAGGTAGCACGATTAGTCAGGTGGCTAGCCATGAATGGGCTCACGCCCTTCTAAGCTCCTTACAAGGGCGAGAAGCCCTGCAAAAATTTGCGGCTCGGAGTATTCCGGAAAATCAAATGGCTACTCTCCAAGAGAAGTATCCACGGCAATCAGCGGAATCCGAAATAGACTATGATTTAAGAATAGTAGAAGAGTGGGTCGCTAAGAATGCCGAAACTCAACCCGATATCTGGCAGACTATCGTCGAGGCGGTGCGTGAGTTCTTAGCCAAGGCTGGGCTAGTTAATCTCAGCAACGAGGAAACTGCTCGGGCCATGCTGAGAGTCTTGCGGAGTAGCAATAGTACTTTATCGGGGCGGGAGAGTGCGGTTACCCGCCAGAGTTTAGCGGATCGAGTGGCCCTGCTGGACTCTCCTAGCTTTAAACGGTGGTTTGGTAACAGTAAAATGGTAGAGGAAGACGAGTATAGAATACCTAAAGTATTCTACCACGGCACATCCGCAGGTACTGATTTCTCAACCTTTGACGCTGATTTCTCAGCGTACAGCGACGTTATTTTTGTATCCCCGTCTCCTGAAGTAGCAAATTTATTTGCTTCTAAACAGGAGTACGGCGGATATGTTTCGGGGTCTCGCGTTTTTCCACTCTACGTAAGAGCAGAGAATCCTTTTGAATTCTGGAACAAAGATGACTTGGACAAAATTCCATCTCTTAAAATAGACGGCCCCAACAGGATGCACGTAAGCAAAGGTTTTTGGTCTTCTCTTGCTGGAATTCAAAAGGAAATAAAAGCTGCGGGCTTTGACTCCTACTACGAGATGGAGATGGGTCAGATGAACCTAGGAGTATTTAATCCTAATCAGCTCAAGTCCGCCACAGGCAATAACGGCGAATATAGCCTCAAGAATAATAACATATCGTACAGCCTGACGGATGAAGCCGTTGAGGATAGAACCCGAATTAGTATTCCCAAACTTACGGGTCCAGTTAGGAACCGAGTGAAGACCACGGGTCAATACGTAGGGATGCCTCCGGGAATAAACACTCCGGAAAAGTTAGAGCGTCTGCGGACCAAACTAATCCGTATGGCGCAGGACGGAAGGGAAGGACGGTACTGGTACGAGAAGTCGAGCAAGATGATCTTGCGACTTACTCAAGGTAACCGAAAGGATGCCGAAGTTCTTGCCGCTTTTATCGCCGCTTATTCCCCACAGAATAACGTGTACCCCAATTTGGGCCAAGCAATCCGCGCCTACTACGAATGGAAGGCGGGCAAGAAAATAACGGTGGGCAAGATGGGTACGGACATTGCTCGCGGTCAGTCCGTTGCCGATGGGGAACGCTGGGAAGGAATCAAAACAAATAATTTCTACATCAACCTAATGGTTGAGATAGATCCAAAGATCGTGCAGGGAGCTACTGTAGATATGTGGATAATGCGCGTCTGGGGATATAAGCAGGACGTTCCGGGAAAAGTACGCTACGCAAAAGTAGAGCGGGAAATATCTCTGATCGCTGATCGGCTTACCAAACTTGAAGCGGATAAGTATGCCAAGGATTTAGCCGCCTATAACAGCAACCCTACAGGGGAAGTGCCTGTAGCTCCAACCCCATGGGAACCCCAGCAAGTTCAAGCGGCCATCTGGGTAGCGGGTAAAGCTCGGTACGAGGAAGCTGCCGCGCTGGCCAAAAAGGAAGCAAAGAAGTTAGGGGAGTATGTTCAACAAGCCCCCAATGCTGAAGGGAAACGCCAGTGGGCATGGGTAAATGCTAGGAAGCCCAACGTACCCGATGCCGAGGTAGCTACCAAGTGGGGTGACAAGATATTTAAAGCGGTATACCAGACTACCCCAGTAGACATATCTGATTCTAAAAACGATTTTGCGGATTACGTACTGCGGGATATTGGCCAAGTTTCTTTAGAGGTAAGGCCCGGAAGTTCCACGGGGGATATGCCTAATATGGGCAACGCCACGCCCGCGCAGCAGCTAGAATATCTATCGGCCATGAGGAATGCGCTATTAGATGAGGGCGGGAATAACGTAGTGGATCGCGAGCTAGGTATCCTTGTTCTTGGGGATGAGCTTCTTCCGGGAATTTGGAAAGACGAAACCAACCTCTCCATGCAAACTTCCGTAGCCGCCCCTCGGGGGAGCGGGGTGGAACAAGCGGCTCTCGGAAGCGGGAATAAAGTATCCATAACTACCGCCGAACAGCTCGACTCTAAAGTAGCTATAGAAGCTATCCTCTTCAAACAGGATGGTGCAGGATGGCATCGTCCGTTCTTCGTTGATGGGGATAGAGCCCTAGTACGCGATGCCAATGGCCTCTCGCTGCGAATTGGACGGGGCATGACCGCAAACGAACTAGCGGAATTACGTCGGTACGCTGAAGAGGCGGGACTAAAGGAGATCCTAGACTCCGGTAGTATTGCCATAATCTCAGAACCCATGGGTGTTCGCTTTATAAATTTCTCAGGAACCCCGAATACTGAATTTCAGAGAATGATGAAATCGGCGGCATCTTCCATGTCCCGAGCATATGATGGATTGGAAATTAACCTTGGTAGGTTTGCCTCAGACGGTAACCTTATCGAAAACAACTGGAGAGATAATCCTAATGGCGAAACTTATAGACAACGGCTGGTTGAAACAGGACGATCCGATATTCTTAGAAGGATACAAGACCTTTACGGTCCGAAAATCCGGAGAATCAATTTCGTCTTTGCCCAAAAATATGGGTGGGATGATCCCACCAAGTATGCCGATCAGCTTGAACCCGCAGGTACCCCCGAAGAGGAGATAGCGCAAGCGGATGCTAGCGATGCCGCCTTTGCGGCTGAAGAGATGGGTCTTCCAGAACCCCCAGTGGTAAAAGGCAGTACGCCCGGAGTCCTAGATAACCAACTAGGCCCGCGCTACAGTCTGATGGACGAACCTATCTCCCCGAGGTTCTCGGAACTCCAGATGGCTTGGAACAAGGGGGAGATGAGCCGCGAACAGTACGACGAAGCGATGGCCGAGATGGCTAGGAACCCTGAAGGGATTGAGTATCCAGCGTCCGGTCCAGCCGTAGACCTAGCCATGACTATGGAGCGCACCGCTGATGGGACCGACATTGTCGATCTCCCTACGGTATATAAATCCATAGTCGGGGTGCTCCAAGCTTTAGGCGATAGCGCAGTTCTCCGTACTGGCAGGTATGCAGGGCCAGCGGCTGGGCTTTATAAAGAATTTGAAAATGTAATCCGGTTACGCAAAGGGATGGACCGTGATGGTCTTCCTGTGGTGGTACACGAACTGGGCCACTCCATGGCCAAGTCTATTTTTGGTACGGCCAAGAGTTCTGCGCTCAGAAAGGCTCTACGCTACGACCCGAAAAATCTTCCCGTGGTTACGCAGCTAGAAGGTCTGGGGAAGAAACTCTACGGGAAAACCAGACCAGCCATAGGCTATACCGGAGAGGGTTTTGCTGAGTTCGTTCGTCTCTGGATGACGGATGATCCCGCGCTCAAAGGGTACGGCCAGACTCGGGCGTGGTTTGAGAAAACTTTCATAGCTGATAATCCGAACTTAGGGGCCACGATCAATTCCGCTAAACAACAACTTACCCTTTGGAGACTTCAGGGGGCGCGAGATCGTAGTCGGGCCATGTCTAGCGAACCCTTGGCCTTGGATAAACTGCTCTATAAACTACGGAAAGAATCCGCCTACGCTACTCGGGTGGAGGAGTTTGCTCCCCTAGAATTGATGAGTAATGAGTACCGTAGACGGACAGGCACTGCCTTGCGGGCCGATCAAGACCCGTTTATCATAGCTTCGGCTCTGAGAAGTACCGCAGGCGGCGTTCTCCGTAGCTGGGTCACCACTGGTATAACAGATATCTATGGTAGACAAGTCGGGCCATCCCTCAAGGAATCCTACGCGCTAATAAAACCTGCACAAGAAGAGGACTTCCATAGATACCTGTGGTCTCTCCAGTCTCAGATCCGTTTAAAACAGGGTAAAGATCCCGGAAAGAGCCTAGCGGATGCGGACTTTGAAATAGCCGAGCTGTCCACAAAATATCCCCACTTTGTAAAGGCCGCTCTGGGTATATCTAAATGGTGGGATAAGGCTCTGGACTACCAGCTAATGGCTTTTCCTGAGATGAACTATCAGCTTACGGCTGCTATCCGCAAAGCCAACCCCGTATACTACGGGCCTCTGATGCGGCAGTTTACCGAGGAAGAAAAAAGAAATAACCTGATAAAGGGTAGTACTTACGCTATCAGGGAAGCAAAAGGCTCTTCCCGTAAGATTGAAAATTTATACTTGGGCTCGCTGCGTATGGCCGAGAGCATCATTGCCAAGGGTCAGAAGGACATGGTGCTGAAAGCGGTAACCGATCTGGCTAAGACCGAGGGCATGGGTTATCTAGTAGAGAAAGTATCGGTGGGTAAAGTGATGAAGTCGGTGAATATTGAGAGCATCCGAAAACAACTAGAAACCTACGGGGTAGATACCTCGATGCTCTCGGACGATGCCATGCTCCAGTACGCTACGAATGCGGATGCCCGAGACGCCAAGGATCCTATCATCGCGATACGGAGAGCTACCCCCACCGCCACGGATCCTAATGCGTCCACCTTGGAGTGGTATCAGGTATCCCGAGAGATAGCGGATGTTCTGCAAGGGGTGCAGGAGGTCGGGCGTCTCGGTGCCGCTTTTGAAATATTTATTGGAGCACCTAATCGGTTGGCAAAAATGGGGTATGTATCTCTCTCCGCTCCTTTCCAGTTAATAACTAATCCGATCCGAGATGCCTTTACGGTGTTCATGACCGGACAAGGCAACGCGCTAGAGGTGGGTATGGGTTTAATGAAAGCGTATGGCCAACTAGCTCAGGGGGCTTTGGTCTACGTAACCCCTAAGGAAGTTAGAGATAAATATATGGGGGGGTTGGCCGAATCACAAGCCACCCAGATAGCCCAGCGGCTGGGGGTAACTAACTCCACTTTCATAGGGGGAGATATCCAAGAAGCCAAGAGGCTCAAGACGTTCCTATTTCGCGGTAAAGTTTTTACCACCCTCGCAAATCCGGTAGAATCTCTTAGGTCTGCTCTGAGTTTCACCGAAACAGCCCCTCGTTTATCGCAGTTAGAATTAGCCATAACCAAACTGGGTTGGAAAGCGGGAGACGATCTTACTCCGGAACAGGCTATCGCGGGTATGCTTGCCTATAAGCGGGCTACGGTAGACTTCACGGCTAAGGGAAATGAATCTCCCGCGCTTCGCAGAGGTTTACTCGGGCCATTCTATAGCGCGTCACTCCAAGGTTCTCGGACTTTTGTCCGCACTTTCAGAACTAATCCGAAGAAAACGGCTACCGCTTTTCTTACGGGCCTTACTCTGATGACCGTGCCCGCACTGTTTAGTTATTTCAAATATAAGGACGAGGAGTGGTGGAAGGAGTTGCCTTGGAGAGAGAAGTTCCTGTACCTGCATATCGTAGTTGGGGATGAGGTTGTACAGATACCATTGCCTCAAGATTTCGGAACAGCCTTTATCGCTCTGCCTATCGCAATAATGGACGCAATGAATAAGGATAATCCTGAAGCAGTTAACGCTTTGTTTGGACAGATCTTTGCAGTCGGTAATCCGGTGGGTCTTCCCGTGGGTTTAAAATCCGCTGTGGAATTAACTTCAAACCGTAACTTATTTTTTGACCGCCCCATCGTGCCCGGAAATTTACAAGGAGATCAGGCAGGTTCTCAGTTCAATAAGGACACGGGATCGATTGCTAAGAAACTCGGGGAATTATTTCCGGAATACATAAGCCCCCTCAAGATGGAGTACCTAGTCAAATCCGTAGCTGGTTCAGTCGGACTCAACACCCTGAGAGGACCAGAACTACTAGCCGAATTGCTGGGACTTAATAAGGGAGAACGGGAACCAGACGCTTCAGATACTTGGTTCTATGGTAAAATATTCCGCAAAGGCGGAAAAATTAATGCCAATGCGGTTTCTATTATCGAGTTCTTCGACGACTATCAACGCTTGCTGAAACGGAAAAACCCCGAGGAAAAAGCCCTAGAGACCCAGACAACTCCGCTCAATCCGCTGACGCCTAAGGAGACCACGTACTACTATAATCTAGAAGCTCGGTACGATACCGTAGCGTTGTACATGGAGATGGCTCGTAATGCTAATCGAAGATCTGATCGGGAAAAACTATACCTAGAAGCTGTCCGTCTAGCTCGGGATGGAGTAGATAAGAAACCAGAGGATCCCCTACTGCCTTGGTAGTTCTAGCGTAATCTTAAGAGGAACGCTCGGTAAATAGTCCATGACCCGATCCCAATAAGCACTGTAACTCTTCTGGGTCCAACCGTCTGGGCCGCGATGCCATACCAGAGCGTAGTCCCTCAGAGTAGGTTCCCTGCCAAGCCGTTCCCTAGTTACGTAGTACTCCAAATACGCCCTAGCCATGCCTATAGATTGTTCCCGATTAAAACGGTTGCTAGGTATCCCTCCGGTGATGCGTAAGATGTCGCGTTTCGCTATGGCACTTATCTGCATACAACCTAACTCTCCTCCCCTGCCTACGGCTCGGTCATTACCGGAGCTCTCTACCATAATGATAGCCTGCAACAGCAGCATAGGTACGACGCTCATAGTTTGATAGCTTTATAGTTGGACATGATACGGAGCATGGCCTGCTGGCCCTCGCCTTTCTCGCGCAAGGATTCTATCACGGCATCATCGATGGTGGAAGGACAAAGGATACGGTAGATCATGGGCTGCAAGCCCTGACCCTTGCGAATAACTCTAGCATTAAACTGGTCGTATAGTTCTCGGCTCCATGTGGGTGAGAACCACACGATGGTTCGTCCACCAGCTTGCAGGTTGAGGCCGTGCCCCAGACTGCGAGGGTCCGCGACCAGAGTCTTAATCTTACCGGAGTTCCATTCCGTTTCGATATCACCCTTGAACTTACTGGCGTCTACACAATCGGGGATCTCCCTACAGATGCGCTCTCGTTCGTGGATGTACTGACATGCGACTATCACTGACTCCCCAACCTTATCGATCAACTTACGGAGAGCCTCGATCTTGGAGTCATGCAGTTCCTCCACTTCTCCTGCGTCGGTGTAGACAGTACCACCGCATATCTGTAGGAGCTTACCTACCAGCACGGCTGCATTGCGGGCCACCACTTCCCCACCGCTCGGTACGCTGATCAAGAATTCTTTCTCCAACTCCCTGTAGTCTGCTTTAACGGAGTCCGGTAGGGCCACATCGATGTCCTCAACGATGGTGTCCTTGATGTCTAGATAGTCACTGCTGCGAAGGGTGATCGTCATGTCCGAGATCTTGGCGTACACCCTGTCCTCGGCCCCCGCTTGGGGTACCCAGTTGTAGCGCATATAGTCCGTGGGGTAGAAATAGGAATCGCGGAACCGCGTGAACGAGGGACTTAGCCTGTGCCCGTCATCGAGCAATCGTACCTGACCGAACAACTCCAGAAGGGAGTTTGGTCGGGGGGTTCCCGTCAGACCCCACCTACGGTGGTGCTGCAAGAGGGGCTTGATGGCCTTGATGCGTTTGCTCTTGTGGTTCTTGGCCCTTGTTATCTCGTCGAAGATAACCACATCACAAAAGTCCAGATCCTGTAGCTGATCCAGCCGCTCATAGTTAATGGTATATATCTGCGCGGTTCCTGAGGGTGGGCTCTTGCGTAGATGCTCTACCTTCATCCACTTGAAATTGTTCCACTTGGCGATCTCGTTAGGCCAAGTCATGCGTGCCACCCGCAGGGGTGCTACCACCAAGGCAGAACGACAGGCACCATCCTTGAATAGAGTATGCAGTGCCGCCAGTGTGGAGGCGGTCTTACCTAAGCCCAGACCTACGCAACAGTAGGCTCGGTCGTTGGCCAAGAGGAAGTCCCTCATGGACTCTTGGTACGGTTCTAGGTTTAACGGAAGCATGAGTCCTCCAGTGGGTGGTGGAACTTGTGGCGAATCATAAGATCAGCGTCCTTGTAGTTGTCAGCCCAACCAGCACTTATCCCTACTTTCTTAATTCGTTCAAGCTCTCGCTCCTGCAATCTGGTGGGTTTGCAACCAGCGTTCTTCAACTCCAAGAACAGTACCCTACCACGCCCCATGATCACCCTATCGGGTACACCTCTCTGGGATGGGGAGGAAAACTTGTAGGTCAGTAAGCCTAGCTTGCTGCACAAGGTAACTATCTGGCTCTCTAATTTTGACTCACTCATTTCCAACCTTTTTTCCATCCGAGCACCCGCAGGAAGTCGGACCATAGTTTCTGTAAGATTATTTTCATATGCCATCGAATATTTGCTGACCGCCAGTCTCCCTTGTTATGAACCTAGCTTCACCATGTCGGAAGGCGTTATTCCATTTTCGAGCGTAGTAGGCTCGGTGGTTGTTGCAGATTTTAAACGCGCTCCCACGGGTGACGATGGTTGTCTCCCATCTTATACGTTCAGTAACAAGACTGGCCGATAGGCGTTTGTAACCTCGGCTTACCAACTGGTCTGTAAACCTAAGGAACATCTCCCATACGTCTGGGTTATCCGTATCAAATTTATTAAATGCAAGTTCTAGTCGGGTCATTTTGTTTGTCCTCTATTGTTTGCGTAGTGAGTAAATTTACTCAGTACCGTAAGTAAATTGTAAGTCATTTTATGAGTCCAGTGTGGTCAGGAATGTCCATTATCTCTGACGACAACTACTCAGTTATACTCGTTTATAGGTAGTTTTGGGTTCTAATTGTGTATATTTGATCGTTTACTCGTTTATGGGTAGTTGTTGGCAGTTTTCATTTAGACGCTAATCGCCATCAATTTCGTGACGCCACGAAAATGGTGTGTCGCTCATTTGCTGGCCTCCTTGTCCTTGGCGGCAAGTTCGCGGTAGAATCTGTCCTCTCTTATCAGAGATTCGTGCAATAGAATCTGGGTAGCGGCGAGTTCCTTCAAGAAGTCGTCTCTCATGTGCAAGGCATCGCTCGACCCCTTGCGGCAGGCTTCGTTCGCGGCGGCAAGTTCGCGCTCAAGTTGGCGTGCAAAATCTGATGGCACTAAAGCATCACGCAATGACATCCCAGCAAGCAGCTGAGTGCATGGCTTCCCATTTATCTGTTCATCTGTTAGTGGTGTGTCGCTCATTTGCTGGCCTCCGTTGGCTCGTTAATGATCTTGGTGCAGTCGGCGTTGCGTCCTAGCTCGGCGTGCCATGTCTTCTCGGGCATCACTCGGTACCCCGCAACCAGTGCAGGGTTTGGCCGAACGAATGAATCGTCCCGCCACAGTATGCGGTTGTTAGGCTGCGCTGCGATCTGACCGCTCCCGTCTTCCAGTAATAACATGTGATAACATTTATGTTCTGGGGGATACTGGGAATATCCATTGTCCGTATGATCGAGGGTGAACCAGTATGCTGCCGGAATCATCTCGCCATCTCTATTTTTATAGTGGCAACCCATCTCTCGTAGGTACTCGTACTGCACCACTGCAAAATCCCAACCGTGACAGTCCCAAGACTGCAACTGAGGAAGATCGTGAACGCAATTAGAAGTTGGCTTCTCGTGCCTTAGTTTATGGAGGGGTATGCGTGCCCACTGAGCACCGGACTCGCAAAGAATCGAGAAGTGCAGTGCCCTCGATGGGATCGAGGTGACTCCAAAGATCACGCACCGTTCATATTCGCCAGTGTCGTTGGTTACACCGCGCAGGATACCTTGGTCAACTAGGCCATAGGTATGTTGAGGAATTGATTTGTTCATCGTATCAGGGTTCGACTGGCCTTTATCTTCTTGTTATATTTCGCACGTTGAACCTTGCTCAGTCTTCCCAGTAGCCTGCTCAGTATAACCTTACGGTGCTGGTGCATGAGTTCGATGACCACCAAGCGGAGCAGGTCAGCCTCGGTTATGCCTCCAGTGAAAAGGGCGTTGAGTTTGTTCCAGCCTGTGAGGCATGGGCGAAGACGAGCGTACTCCTTATCGGAGACCTCAATCGGGTAGTCAAATATCTGGCATCTATGTGGTATGTTCATTTGGAATAGTAGGGTACAATTTTAGCTTCAACTTTGAGCGGTAGTCCGGTGGCCCATGAGGGCACTTTAGAAAGAGCTTGAGCAAAGTCCTCGGGTAATTGACCGGATTTTTGTACGGCTAAGGCTTGATCGTGGATCAGGGCGAAAGGCATCATGCCCTTAGACTCGGCGTTGATCGCTCCATGGGCCATGACATCCGCTGCAATAGCTTGGCAAATGTTCTCAAACATCTTGGCCCCGTACATCTTCACCCTCCCCCACTGGGTACTGGCAGCGACTGCCCCCCAGTACGTTATACCGTCATCCTCGATAGCTGGTAGAGGATAAGCTAGCTTACGCCCAGAAGGTAGACGGATGATCAGGTAGTTCATCCCTGCCGTCCACTCGGTCCACAAGCGTAGGTGGCTGCAAGATTCAAAGATTGTTCTAGGACTTCCGATAGCCGAACGGATGTCGCTCTCCAACTTACGCCACAGTGCGGTCATACGTGGATGTTCCGAACGGAAAGTACTCTTGGCCTGCTCGGCCATATCCATGGATATTTTGATGCCGTACAGATCCCTGCATGATGCATGGAACTTTTCCGCACCCATACCATAGCCTAACCCTAGTATGGCGACCTTACCTAGAGCACGCTGATCGGGGGTGACTCGGCTTTCGCTGACCCCATAGATCTTGGATGCCATCGTCCGGTAACGATCTGCACCACGGGAGTAGTCGATCAGTGCCTGCCCCTCACCAGATACCCAGCAGGCGATGCGTGCCTCGATGGCATTGTAGTCGGCGTCTAACATGGGGTAGTCGGCGTGGATGAAATGTCTGATCGATGATGCCAGTACCTCTAGGCAGTCCCCGTACACGGCCTCGATCCCCTCGGACGTTCCCCCATTGCATAGGTAATCATAGGCTGGTCCGGTGAGGGAACGCATGGCGTAGGTTGCCTTCTTCGCGTTCTGAATCTGGGGGCCACCAGCGGACCACCTCCCAGTGCCAGCACCGTAGTACTTAAATACCCCTCTCATCCTCTGATCAGAGCAGGCCCATGCCCTCATGGTTGATATCTTCTTGATGGCCGCGTAGCTCAGTTGAGAGTACAACTCAATGCCCCGCTTGGTAACCGGATCAAGATCCTCTCGGACCACGGCCTCCAAGGTAGATGCTTGCATATCTACGATAGCTACCCCGTTAAACTTGAGCCAGTCCAGTACCTTGGAACGCTGGGTTACATTGACCCCCGTAAGATTGCGAAACTCTTTCACTGCCTTATTGGATACCTGATCGACCATGAGGTCAGCGGCATCTAGAGCCTTACAGTTTACAGGTATACCCACCGTATTCATGCGTAGCGTGAATAGAAAGTCTGACAGATTATTACCCTCCAAGCTGAAGCTCTGGGATAGCTGCTTGTGAATGGCCTTCTCAACTATCACATCCTGTCGGCAGTACTGGCCGAACTGTTTCCACTTCTCTAAGTACTCATGAGGTAAGTTGAATTCTCCGGTCTCCACATCAGGAATGCTGAACAATCGGATTAAAGATTTACCCTTGGCATCCTTTAACTCGGGCAGACCGAGAGCTACGGAACACTTGGATAGGGATTCGGGTAGCCCTGCCATGCGGGCCATGGCGGCAGTGCATCTCCACTGTTCTAGCTGGAGGTTGCACCACTTCGTCCCCCATACAATCGCGTGTTCAAAGGGAGCGTTGTGGGCGTACACTGAGTCTGCCAGAGCGAGAAGTCGAAGAGCTTCTGGCTCTGACTGCATACCCTCGGTCTCGTACTTCGGGTTGACCCACAAGTACACGGGACTGTCTTCCCCTTCCGCAGATACTGCGGCCATCAGAACCTCGGTGCTCGGATCGCAAGCGTAGCGGTAAGCTCCCACGGTGGGGAGGTCCGCTCTGGACCGAGTCTCGAAATCTAGATAGACGTTCATAAAATAGTTCCCCTCCCGCTATGGACGAGAGGGGATGATGATCAGACGGATGTCTGGTCGGTGACGTTGCGCTCTAGGATTACCATGAGCTCCTCGTCAGTTATACCCAACATCTCTACGAGTTTGGCAGGGCTTACATACTCGCGGATCTGCGCGGTCATGATAGGGTCAGCTATCATAACCTTGGCTAGGGCGGGGGCACTGTAGACGGGTGAGATCATATCACGCTTTCGTCTAGGGCGGTGAACTCTTGGCTCACGTCGATGTTACCCTCACCGAACGGGGCTCCATCTTTCACGAACTGCACAGCGCGGAGAGCAGCGTTGATGCGCTTCCCGTACTGATTGTCCTGAGCCCACACCCGAATGGTGGCGTTGACGTAGCTCCCTGCATAGGGCTTGCCATCCTCCTTGGTGAGAGGGGACATATCCCGAGCAACAACCCCCGGCCTACGATCCGAGCGGGCGTTAAGGAACATGACCGCAGGACCATACCCATCAGTCTCCTTCTCGGCCCCATCACGTAAGCAAATCTTAGGGGGTACTTTACCCTTAAAGGTTTCGCGTACCACGGCGGCAATAGCGTCCTGTACCGCCTTGATATCGGCGGCGTTGGACTTCTTGTCCATGATAAAGGCAGCTTGGTAGCTGCTCTTTGAGTTGGCGTCTGGACCCTGCTTAGGTTCCCACAGTGCGGGAAAGCTGAGACGGACGTTGTTCAGTTTAACATTAACTTCATTCATATTAATTTCTCCAGTTGATCTAGTTTATTATTCAGCGACGGCCTATTATCTGACTCCAAAACGAGAGTAGGCTTTCCCTCGGGCTTAACAGTTAAATCCTCCAACCTGTTTTTGAAACGGTTGGAGAGAGTGATACCCTTCAGCGCACGGTCCACGGCGGCAGGGGAAATGAGGGATGACGGGGGGCGCATCTCGGCCATCGTCAGGTGATTGGATAGCAGCTTCAGCACCGCCGCTTCGTCTGACCATGCGCGGTTAGACTTACCTTCTACCAGTTTGAAACCCATCTCGGGTTCCCCCTTCAGCAGGTCGGTCTTCTCCTGATCTTCAAGGGACTCTAGCCACTCGATCAGTTGACGCTTGTAGCGCAGAGCGCGGATGCGTTGCTCGCGGGATACTAGGTTGCTCGATGGTAGATCGATCACCCTAGCTTGATCAGGTAGGGCCACCAAACCCTGCGAGGCAAAGGCGGAACAGATCCCCTTGGCCGTGCAGAACTTGCAAGCTGAGTCGGTGGGGACAAATTCCCCACGCCCTGCTAAGATGATCTCGGCCTTGTCGGCTAGCGTCTGGGTGTACTTGCGTAACTCCCCACGGGTAAGCATCCAAGTACGTACTGGCTCCCGATTGCTGCGGTCGCGGGGCTGGAAGATGGTTAGCTGCACGGGCAGAGTATCGGGGACTTCCCCGATAACTTCCCACTGCTGGATCATAGACTCGGCATAGATCGCTAGCTGCGGATTGTAAACCGCCTGTACACTGACGCCCACCCCATACTTGAGGTCGATGATCTTGGCCCCATCGGGGTGCATGATGAAAGTATCCACAATACCGTTACGCTCGGGCAGATAGAAGAGGCTGACCTTCTTCTCGATCCGCATGATCGAGTTTGGGGCAGTGTTCTGACTACGCACGTATTCCACGTAGTCGTGGACGTGAGGGGCCATACCCTCAGGCATATCCCCAGAGGGGAATCCTAGCAGGAGGTTAGCCGCGCAGGTGTGCGCCAACGTACCCTCGTCCGCAAATACCCCACCATCCGGTGGTAGTTCTGACGCGTGGTCGAGCAGGAACTGCGGGCTCGCCGTGCATACGGACCAGCGGTGGGCTGACGATGGCCCGAGATTTAAGGGGCTCATGCAAGCTCCTTGAGGAGTTGCGCGTGGATCGA